AAAGAAGAAGAAAAATTAAGGTTAAAATTAACTAAAGATGAAAAAATAAGTAAAGCATCATTGACTGAATTATATTCTAATCTATTAGGTTTGCAAGAAGAATATAATGGTTCTTTAAAACAACAATTAATATTAAGACAATTATCTTTAAAATTACAAGATAAAAATGATAAAAAAGAAAGTCGCTTAATTAAAGAAAAAACTATATTGACTTTTGAATGGATAAAAGCAGAACACGAACTACAAAAAGCAGTTATCCTAAGACAATTAGCCGAAATTGGAGATAGAATGAATAATGACAAAGGCTATTTAGATTCACGTTTAAAAGCTCGTGAAGAATATAGTGCTAAGTCTATTGAATTACTTGATTTAGAATTGAAAGAAGAAAAGGCTTTACTTGCTGAAAAATATGCTGATGATATTACAAAAAACAATTTAGCTTTAAAAAACAAAGAACTTTCTATAAATGAATATAATTTAAATTTATTATCATTAAACGAACGTTACAATAGCGAAAAAACAACTGCTGATTCAAAAGCATCTACTAAATTCAACGAATTACAAAATCAGGATTTAGCATTTTATAGAAAAATTCAAGAAGAAAAGTTAAAATTTACTATTGAAACAGAAAAGATAATCAGCGATTTAAAGATAAAGAATTTACAAGCTATTGTAGATAATGCTAAAGGAGAAAACTTTACTTTAACCGTTAGACAAAAGGCATTTGAACAAATACTTGTTTTACAACGTGCAGAGTTAGATTTAGCTAAAATAAGAGAATTAGCTAATTCAACAAGTGATGAACAAACAGCAAATATAATTGCAAAGTATAAGGCATTAAATTATCAATTAGAACAAACAGAAAGTCCAATATTAAAAGCACAAATAGCTACAGATAAATGGCTACAAAGTTTAACATCAAGTCATATTAATAAAACTTTAGATGAGATAGGAGCATCAAGTCTTAAAATGTTTTTAGATATTGATGAAAATGGACAAAATGCTTTTGAAAAATTAATGGAGGGTGCAACTACTTTTAAAGAAGAATTTGCTATTATATTTCAAACTATGGGTGATGTAGCTCAAGATGTTTTCAATAAAATAATGGAAGCATCTAACCAAAGATTTAAAGTTGCTTATGACAATTTAGAAAAAGAAAAAAATGTAGCTATTGCATTTGCTGGTGATAGTGCAGAGGCTAAGGCAGAAATAGAAAAACAATATTCTTTAAGAAAAAGACAAATAGCAAGAGAAGAAGCTAAAGCTAAAAAAGAACAAGCGATATTTAATATCATAATAGATACAGCACAAGCAGTAGTTGAGGCATTACCTAATTATGTTTTAGCCGCTATTGTTGGTGCTTTAGGATTAGCAGAGTTATCACTTGTTGAAAGCCAGCCGTTACCATCTTATGCAACAGGTACAGATAACCACATTGGAGGATTAATGAAAATCAATGACCAAAAAGGGAGCAACTATAAAGAAATTGTAGAAACTCCTGATGGCAAGAAACGTATTTATGATGGTAGAAATGTAGTTGTAAATGCTCCTAAAGGAACAAAGGTAAAAACAGCTGATGAAACTATGGATTATTTAATGTTTAATAAAGACTTAAATAATATTCTAACAAGCAATGGCATAAATGGACAAGTTAATAATATGGTTATTAATTCAGCCATGACTGATGCACAAGTAGATAGAATAGTTGATACAATATCTAATAATGAAACGGTACAAGTAGTTAGTGATGGAATTGATATTATAATGAAATTGAAACGTAAAAACGAAATAGTTGAACGTACAAATAAAAGAATTGATTTTAAAGGAAAAAGCGTATAATGAATAATCCATTAGATACTGATAGTTTTAAACATTACTTAATATTTACTTCATTAGGTAGAACTGATTTATACCAAATTGCAGAGCCTGTTGGTTTTGATGGTGCAAACTTTGTAAAAGAGCAAGAAGGTAAACGATATGCACGAACAAGAGAATATGGTGCAATAGATAAACTTACTTTTGTAGATTGCGAAACAATAGATATAGGAGTAGAGCAAGTAATAAACCCACAAGGAGATGTTTCTACGCTATTAAATCATGGGTTACAGTGGTTGTTATCAATTTATAATGATTATGGTTTTGAAGCTAAAGTAGAGTATATTTTAGAAAAGAATGGAGTGCAGTTTAGTGGAGGTGTATTAGATTTTACTGAAAAAGATTTAACAGATGGATATACTTATATAACTTGTAAACTAATCCAAAAAAATAAAGTTGCTAATTTTAAAAGACGCTTTGATGGTAAGTTTAATTTATTTAGTGATAAAAACGCACTTCAAGAAGCTATTACGCCAGTTGATAGTATTAAGTTTTTAAGAAAAGCAACACCAGTAACAAAACTATCAAATTGGGATAGAGCAACTGATTTCCCTGATGGGTTTACGATACAAAGTAGCTACTTTATGTGTTTTAGTAGAAATATTGTAAATAGTGAAATAAACGCTACATTAACAAGTAGTTGTGATGTATTGTTTGATACTTTTGGTACTCAAAGAGCAATGACTTGGGATCAACATATAACTGGAGGAACTGAATTTATAAACGTTGCTGATGGCACTTATATGAAGTTAGCAAAGGCTAAAAGGCTACTTCAAAAAGTAAGTGTAAAATTAAAAATAAAAGGTTCAGCACAATGGCACTTTCCATCTCCGAGTGGAGTAGGTAGATTATTTTATTTTGTCATGTTAGCCGATGAGGGTATTTTTCATAGTACTTTTTATGGTGGAGATTATACAGAGGTTTGGGGAATAGATATTGATACAAGTGGAATAACTAATTTTGATGAAGAAATAACTATTGATATACCTTTTGATGTGCCTATAGGTAGAACTATGTACGGAGCTTTTACTGCAAGTGGTTTAAAATCTTTAGACATACACGTTGATACAGCAGAAGTTACTGTAACAGGGAACGAAACTGCAATAGACACAGTTATTGAGGGTGTGCGATGGATAGACGGAATTAAACAAGCTTCTTTATATTCTTGTGGTATTGAAGTAGATGCTGAATTATACGAAGTAGGCGGTACACATTATAATAACATACTTTTTAATAAAGCTGGTGTAAGTCAGAAAACAGATATATTTACAGTAACTCCTAAAGCATTATTTGAAAGCATAGAAGAAGTTAATTGTGATTATGAACCAGACGAAAATAAAATATTTATCGGTCATCAAAAAGACTTTTATAAAAACGATGAAATTGGAGTTTTTGATATATTAGCAGACGATAGTTTTACTATTTCAGAGAATGAAAGATGTATGATTAATAAGTTTACTGATAAGTATAATACCTTTGAACAAAATAGAACTACAGAGGGTACGGATATTGCAATACATACAGACGCTGAATTTACTTTTCTAAATGAACAAGTTGAGAATGTAAAGGAAATAGCTTTAGAGTTGGTAAGAGATCCTTTGTCGCATCAAGTAATGGTTAATTTAGAAATAACACAGCCAACAACTTCCACAACTGATGACGACAAAATCAATATTGTAGAGATTACAGATTTATCCGATGGTAGTTTCAATATTTTTGGAGCGCATTTAGCAATGAGAATAGTAGATGGTAATGTGGAGCTATTAAATAGAGATTTAGAGGGTGATGCTACCGATGTTGTAATTAATTGGTTAATATTAGGTTTTACTGTTGGTGCTGATTTTGAGATTATATACGGAGATAATATTGGAGTTTATACAGTTTCTCAAATGACAAATTCAGTACTTACATTAACACCTATAGGATTTACACCTACTTTTGTTGGTAATTCATTTATAAAAATTAAGTATTATTATAACGATGTATCTTTTGTAACAAGAACAAATGAAGGATTTATTTTTAATCCTTTAAAACTTCAAAACGCAAGATATTCTATTAAAAGAAATATGGTTACTTGGTTTGGGGAGTATTTTTCAAGTTGCTTAATATATTCTAAAAAGGATATTATAAATGCTTACTTTAAATCAAATGGTGCATTTTCAAGTCAATTAGATACAGAAGTATTACCATTAGTAGAAAATGCAACAATATTATATGATAGTTTACCTAATCCTCTTATAACATCTAAAATATACAATATCACTACCGTAGCAGAGTTTCAAGATGTACTTGACTATATGGAAGCATATAAAACAAGTAGAGGTTTTGTTCGTTGCTTAGATAGTAATGGTAGAGTGTTGAAAGGTTATGTTCAAAAGTTAGACCATTTATGGGCAGAAAACAAACTTAAATTAGTTTTAGAAGAAAAGTTTGAAACACAATATCTTATACTTACTTATGATGATGGATTATTAACTGTTAATGATGCACAATATAATTTAAGTGGCGTTGAGCATTGGTGGAGATTTGATAATGACCTAATAAAACTATATGACGAAAAAAACAGACCTTTATGTAATTATTATAAATATAATTTAGTAAATTTGAACGGTTATACTTTTGAAAGTAAAGAACAACTATTAATAGCTCTATTAGCGTTGTGATAACGCAGATATAAAATGACAGACCAAGCCTTTATAAGATTATATAAGAATGATTTAGCTCTTGCTAAAAAAAGCGATGACCCTAATATCGCAAAGTTATTATATGGTGGGTTTATAGTTCAAAAACCAAACGAAACATTTTTACAAATTAGCTCAGGAGATACTGATATTACTTTTGTTGGTGGTATTCAAGTAGATTTAATTGATTCTTGTGGAAATGTAAAACAAAATATTGATGAAAATTTCTATTATGAAAATATTGTTGATTCAAGCGGAGTTAGTCAAATAGCTTTTGAATTTGGTTTAATAGGGACAGATTATTTTTATACTCCTTTATATTTAAAAATTACTGATTTAATCAATGATAATATTTGGTATTCAAATAGTTTTTTAGTTACTTATTTAAAATCTGATATATCAACACGTTTTGATTATTTTAATAGAACTAAGTTATATAATATAAGTTATGACTTATTGCCTTACACTCAATCTATACGCTTTGTAGACTGCTATGACCTTAGTCCTGCTAACAAAGAAGAAGCAAAACAATATATAACATCACAAGGTTTAGAATTAAATTATAGACAGATAACTACTTTTAAAAGAAAGTATGTTATTGAATCTTTAGATTATGCTATAAATGACAGATTTTATGCTTTAAAAAATCATCAACAAGTATATTGTAATGGGCAAAGAGTTACTATTTCAGAATATAAAGTAGATGAGCGTAAAGGTGATACAAACTTTTTATCGGGAGAATTTTTAATCAACCCACAAGGGCAAAACTTTAATTTTCAATATCAGTTATTTGAAGATTTACAATTAATCAATAAAGTTCCATTAGGAGCTTATACTGCACAATTATAATATGAACTTCCCAAACCAAATAATAGGCACATTCAATAGGAATATAACTTTACAAACTGGTTTTATTACAGTTTATAAAGACGATGTTTTATTTCTTACTTTTACGGAATCAGATATTGTATTAGTTGATAATGTATTTACCATTGATGTAACTAATTTATTTCCTGATTATGGAAGTTATTATATAAATATGACTGAAGGTTTGTTTATAGATAGTTCAAATGAATTATCTAAACCAATATATAATAATACTGATTGGGCATTTACTATTGGTAATCCCGATTTTAAGAAAATTGATTTTAATAATTTAGATTTTAAAACACAATAAAGATATGACAAACGCACAATTAGACGCATTAATTGAAAGCATTGAAGATGCTGGGGACAATTCTGCTGAAGAAGTAAGAACGGTATTACAAGGTATAAAAAATAGCTTTGTTTTTATAGGAGAAGTTAAATTTGTAAAAATGTTGACTGAAGATATTGCAACATATTTTGAAACCACAGGAATAACATCAGGAAAAGGATTAATTGGTGGAATATATCAAGGATGGGCAATTTGCAATGGATTAAATGGTACTACAAATGATGATGGATTAGTTAGTATTGCTTATGGTTCAACAAATGATACTTTAGGAGATACAGGTGGGAATAAAGATATTACTTTAGTCGCTGCAAATATACCTAAATTAGATGTAACACTTCCTGTTACAAATAATGATACAGCAGACCCTAATTACACTAAAGTATTAGCTTCTGATTCAGGAGTATCTGATACATTTAAAACTTATGTAGGTGCTGTTGGGAATACTTCCCCAACAACTGTCGATAATATGCAACCTTATGTAGTTGAATTAAAAATACAAAGAATAGAATAATAAATATATAAACTATGCTATTCAAAATAATAAAAAAAGCACCTAACTCCTTTTGGCACTTGTATAATAACGGAGCTAAAGAAGTTAATTTATCGGATTTTCAAGTTGTATTAGACTTGATTGCACAAACATTTAACATACAATGTTTAAATGGTGCTAATATACCTAATCAATCTGTTCAAATAGCTAATATTAGAGTTATAGATGAAACAGATGGAGCTGTTGAAGAAACATTTGTAAGTGTGATAGCTTTAAAGAATAGACTTACTACTTTAGGTTATACACCTTATAAATCAACAACAGGAATAGAAGAAGCACCCGTTGATGGTAATACCTATGGGAGAAAAGACGAAGGTTGGGTTTTAGTTAGTGGTATTTCGGGAGATTATCTAAAATTAGATGGTACTTCTACAATGGATGCTAACGCTCCTATTGTATTTAATAACGGTTCTAAACTAAAAGAAGGAACGATTGATGGTGCATTAGGTGGCAATAAAGGGATTGCTCAAATATGTGCTGTTGGCTACGAGTTAAAGTGGGAAGCTGGTAGGCTTTATGTTATGAATGATGGCGGTACTACTATTCGTGAAGTATCACATACTTTTACATATACACCAAGTGTTTCAGATGATACTGCTAAAGGTTTTATTGTTGGTTCACGTTGGATTTTAGATAATGGTGATGTTTATGTTTGTACAGACGCTACAACTGGTGCTGCTGTTTGGGTATTGCTTTCAACAGAAACTCCTACTTTACAAAGTGTTACTAATAACGGTTATATTACTAATAATGAAGTACAATCTACTTACCAAATTTCAGCATTAACAACACCTGATAGTGGAATAGGTTCTGCTCTTACTCCAGGCGGGGTAGAAATAGCCACCACTAGCTATGTTGGTAGAATTAAATCGGATTTATTGACAAATACCGAAGAATATCAATTACCCGCAAATGGTGGAGATGGTGGAACTCTTGCTTTAAGAAGTGATATTGATGATAAGCTAAACACCGATGGTTCAAATGCAAACTCAAACATTGATATTGGGGGTTATAACTTTACATCCAATCAAATAAATGCAAATTTTGGTTTCTATTCATTTGGGGATTTAATAACTTTATTAAGGTCAAGTTATTTAACTTCTACAAGTGGTGGTGTATATTGCTTAGATGCTGACCAAATTATTGCCGATATTGAATTAAATGGAGGCGGAGTTGGGGATGTTATATATAGATATGGTAATGGTCATTTACAATATAGCCAAACAACTGGTTTATGGACTTGGGATGGTAATACATTAGCCACTTTAGCTGATATTTCAGCAGGCACAGTTGATAGTGTAAACGGTCAAACAGGAGTAGTTGTGTTAGATGCTGACGATATTGCAGATGGTACTACAAACAAAGCATATACAGCTACCGAACAAACAAAACTTTCAGGTATTGCAGCTGGAGCTGAAGTAAACGTAAATGCTGATTGGAATGCAACAAGTGGTGATGCACAAATATTAAATAAACCGACTATTGGAGTTGGAGATATGTTGAAGTCAACTTATGATACTGATAATACAGGTGTTGTTGATAATGCAGAAGCTATTAAAATAATTGGTAGAAATTCAACTGGAAGCACATTATATAAAGGAACAATAGTTTATATAAGTGGAAGCACTGGAAATAGACCAAACTTTGTTAAAGCAAAAGCAGATGCAGAAAGTACAAGTGCAGGAACATTTGGAGTAATAGCTTCTGATTTAGCAAATAATACTGATGGATATGTTTTGTGTTTAGGTTATTTAGATACTTTAGATACACGTTCAACAGCTACTAATCCTTTTACAAGTGATACTTTAGCTGATGGAGATACAATTTATCTTTCACCTACTACTGCTGGATATGTAACAAATGTAAAACCATCTGCACCAAATCATTTAGTTTATTTAGGTAAAGTAACACGAACAAGCCCAACTTTAGGTACTATTGTTTATAGAATACAAAATGGTTATGAATTAGATGAATTACACGATGTAGCAATAACAAGCAAAACTAATAATGATGTTTTACAATACGATAGTGCAACAACACTTTGGAAGAATAAAGCATTAACTACTGCGAGTGTAGCATCATCAACTAATAAAAACTACGTTACTGATGCACAAGCTACTGTAATTGGTAATACAAGTGGCACGAATACTGGCGACCAAGATTTGAGTAGTTACGCTCCTAAAGCAAGTCCAGCACTAACAGGAAGTCCAACAGCACCAACACAAAGCCAAAGCGATAATAGTACAAAAATAGCTACTACTGCTTATGTAGATACAGGATTGGCTACTAAAGCTATTAAAACAGACCTTATGATTTTGTCGAGTGCTTATGTGCTTTCAAACTCTACATCGCTACAAAAGATGTTTAATGTCGGTAGTGGTTCAGGCGGTGCTTTTAATGCAACAGCAAATAAAACTTATCGTTTTAGAATTGAGTTTGATATGACTGGCATGTCAAGTAGTTCGGCTGCTTTATCATTTGGTTTTTTAGGCACAGCTACTATAAGCTCAATATCTTATAAGGCTAATGTTCTTAAAAATGCTTTAGCAACTATTACAGCCGCTAACCTTCAATCTATTCAAGTTTCTACAATTACAACTATAACTTCAGCTACTACTAATGCGACAGCAAAAGGAGTTATAATGGGTATTATTAGAGTGAGTGGTGCAGGTACTATTATACCTGCTATTGCAACAGGTGTAGGTAATTCAACCTCTCAAGTTGAGGCAAATAGTTTCTTTGAAATTACCGAATTAGGAAGCGATACAGTAACAGCAACATCAAATATATCTTAATATGGCACAATTATATACATATTGCAAAGAGAGTGGAGAAATAATAGGGCTTTTAGAATTTGAGCAGCAACCACTTTACAGCACTACTAAATTATATAGCGGTAGTTATTTAAAGCCAATGTTAAATTTTGAAACTGATGAGTTTTATGAAGGTGCTACAACACAAGAATTAGCGGATGCAGTTAAGGCTTCTATTCCTTTAGAAATTCCTTTATGGCGTATTCGTGCAATATTATCATTACAAGATAAAGAAAATCTAATTACGCAAACTATCAATAGCCTTGAAGAACCAACTAAAACAGCGGCTCTTTATATATGGCAGTTTGGTACTACTATTGAAAGAAGTAGCAATACGGTACAGTTTATTCAAGCTGTGTTACAAATGAGTGATGAAGAAGTTGACACTATATTTCTACAAGCTAATAGTATTAATTTGTGAAAAATCTAATATTCATATTGCTTCTAATTAGTTGCGAAAGTACAAAGCAACACTATGTGCCAAATTTTGTAGATGTATCAGGAAATGCTTTAGAAATGCTTACAAATGTAAATCTACTGCGCACAAGCAATGGTTTGAATAAATTAAAAGCTGAATCTGAGCTAATGGAATTGGCACAAGCAAAGGCAGAGGATATGTATTTAAACAACTACATAGACCATAGAGGATTTCACAATAGAGAGATTTTAAGCGGTTGTACTGAATTAGGAGAGTGTTTAGCTTACAACTACAATAGTGTAGAGAGTTCGTTTAATGCGTGGGAGAGTAGTAAAATGCACTATCTAACACTAATTAAAGTTAACACAACAGGTTTTGGGTTTGGCGAAAAAGGGAAATATAAATGTTTATTAATAGCAAGATATGAAAAAATTAACAACAACTGATAAGTTTAGAAATGTATTTCACGTAGTCTTAGGATTTACAATGATGTACGTATGTATGAATGCTCCTGATGTTTATACTTTACCTGAATTTGCTAAAGCAATAGTTTGCTTGGCTGCGGGATTATTAGGAGGTGCTGTTATTGGTGTTGGAATAGAGTTCTTTCAAAATAAAGTACTAAACCAAATCTTTGATGATATGGATGTGCTTAGGACTATTATAGGGGGAATTATAGGAAGTTTTACAGCAGGATTTTATAAAGATGTAATGTTTATCAATAACTATATGTTTTATGGTTGTTTGATTTTATGTGCTTTAGAGTTAGTTAGAATAGTAATATATAATAAGAATAGAATATGAGTTTATTTGAATATTTAAAAGGTAGTTTAGATAACCAAAATACAGGTGCAAGCGGTAAGAAATTAACCGCTTTAATAGTTACATTAACTTACGTTTACGCACATCGATATTGTACAACAGAAATATTAACAAGTGTTCTAATTGTAGACGCTGGTTTAATAACAGCCTTGTTTGGTATTAATGTAGTTGATAAATTAAAAAACGGAGATAAATAATGGAAACTAAAAACACTAACGACATCAACCAAATGAAAGGCGATATGGAGAAACTTACACGCCATCTAAACAAACAAGAGAGGATAAATGAGGATAATTCTATTATGCTTTTAAATATTCAAACAGCTTTATTAGGCACTGAATTTAACGAAAAAAAAGGAATGGTTTTTATCTTAAACGACATTGATAAAAGAGTTAAAATCATAGAGCGCAAACAAGGTGAGTATGATATTTATGTTTCTCAAGGTAAATGGGCTTTAGGTATTGTTGCAACTGTTTTAGTTTCTTTTGGATTGTACATATTAAAAAAAATTAATGCTTTATGAAGTTATCAATAAACGGATTGAAACTAATAGCGGAATTTGAAGGACTAAGATTATCCCCTTACTATGCTACTGACTTAGAAAAGCAAAAAGGAATAGTTACTATCGGCTATGGGTCAACTTTCTATCCCGATGGTATAAAAGTACAGATTACAGATTCGCCTATTACAAAAGAAAGGGCGTTAGAGTTATTGAAAGTTACTGCTGATGTTTTTGCTTTAAAGGTAAATGCCTTAGTTGATAAACCACTTACACAAAATCAATTTGATGCTTTAGTATCTTTAGCTTATAATATAGGATTAGGCAACTTTGCAAAATCAACAGTATTACGATTGGTTAATGTTAATCCAATAGACCAAAATATAGGTCATTGGTTTATGGCTTGGAATAAGCAAGGCGGTAAGGTTTTAAACGGACTTACTAAAAGACGACAAACTGAGATTGATTTGTATTTCAGTAAATAAATTTATTTATAGTAGTGTAACTTATAAGTTACCAATCGTTTAAAGATAAACCCTAATTAATGGGGTTTTAATTGATACAGAAAGTAATAAAAAAACCTCCCAATTACAGGAGGTTTCTCTAATTAACCAAAACTCTAAAAATTATGAATCATACAAATATATTTTTTTTATTTATATAAACCAAATGTAACTCTTATATTTTTTACATAGCCACCAAATTAGTGGAATTAAAAGAAGTAGAAGCCACCACCAGCTAAAAGATGTTCTTTCGGTTTGTTTTTCTTTTACTACTTTGTTTGTTTTAACTGTCTTTAAATCGCTTTTTTGTGCTTTGTGTTGGACTTTTACATCTTTTACTACACTTATATTGTTTTTCTTTTTTAAGTGTCTTATTTTAGCGTTTTTGTAAGTTATTCCATTCACAACCATAGGTAATGTATCAGATATAGGACTTATCTCAAATTCCTCACTTGTGGAAGTATCAATTATTTTAGTGTTGTCGGTTACCTGCGTTTGAGTTTCGGAGGTAGATTTTTCGGTTTTTTGCTCTTGTTCTTTGGTTTCTGATTTCTGTACTTTTCTTGTTGAGCAACTACATAAGAATAGTGATATTACTATTGCTATGATTAAAATGTACCAGTAGCTATTTGTTTGATGTTTATTTAATTTCATTTTGTTTTTTTATTAATTCGTGATAAATTTTGTTTGTCTTTTCGCAATTCTGACCTCTTTCGATTTGTCTTTGCATCTTTTTAATTACTTCTTCTAATGTCATAATCTTATTTGTATTTTACGTGTTGGACAACTCATTTTGTGATTATCATTTTCTAAATGACAATATCTACATTTGCCACTAGGTAAAAACATATTACAGTTAGATGCATCATCTTCTCTATTAAATTTATGATAATATTGATACATACCTACTGGAGCAGTAAATCTATAACAATATTCTTTTGATGGACAATGAATATCCCCACATTTTGCTGTATCGCTCATAATTTATCGTATTCGTTTTTACTTATTTCTAAGGCTTCTAAAAGACTTTTACATTTATTTATAGTCTTATTGTCTTTATCGTTGTTTAATTCAATAAAAGCATTGTATAAGTCTGCTTTAATACCTTTGATTATATATTGTAATTCGTCTTTTCTATTCATAATTAAAAAATGTTAGTAATTCTGGCAATTTGACCGTGTTCTTTACAATGTAAAAAACCTTCAACCGCTTTAGGACTGTGCTGATAACCATTACGGTGATGCCAACTATCCGTTCCACTTGGGCTTCTTAGACTTTCAACAGTTATTCCTATATAGTCTTTACTTGTTTTGTGATGAACGTGATGCGTATAAACATAACGATGTTTTGTATTACTCCATTCACTTGGATATTCAACTGCCATTAATAAAGGTAAATCCATTTGCTTTGCACCATCGCCATGAGTTGTGCCTATTAAATTATTATAATACTTAAATGCTTTTCTATGTGAAATTGAGCAGTCAAAAGTAATGTTTTCGCAATTCTTAAAATATGTTTCAATTACTTGTGCCAGGAAGAAACCATTTGTATAATCGTGATTGCTTGGATTAAAAGTAAAATGAACATCAGCAACTGTTAAAAGAAGCTCTAATACTTCTACATAAAGCTGTTTAGCAATTAGAAAATTAGAATGCCACATTCCATCAGTATCTTGTGGTGTTCCGCTTGTTGTAGTCCTACTTGGATTATCAATGTGCAAAATATCATTACCACCAATGAAAAGTATCTTATCAATATGAAATGATGAAACCTTTTTTAAAATACCCATAATACCTTCTAAAACTCTTTGTACTGCTATTTGATTATTATACTTTTCGCCACTTTCAAATGCTGAACATAGTTTACCAATATGAATGTCTGCTGGGTCTATTACAAGTAAATAGCTTTCGCTATTTTCTATTCTTTCTAATTTTGGAAATTTAGGAGCGTACTCTTGTAAATCTTTTATTAAATCACTTCTTAAATCTGAAATTAGTTTCTCATCTTGCTTTACAAATAAAGGATTAGTAACTCTTACGCTTTCGGTTTTAGTCTTTAGCCAAAGCATTGGAGTATTACTTGGCTCAATGCCTACATTTTCACAAGCATCAACAATACCTTGATTATTCTTTAGACTATTTAAATCATTTTGTTTTTGTTCGTTTAACCTATATCTCTTATCTTTTGTTAATGGTAATCCTAATAAATTTGCGTAATAATCTGATAATTTAAATCTTGGGTTTCTCATAATTACATATTTTGGTTAAAATTTTTTCTTAGCACAGTGTCAATTTTATTGCATATATCTTGGAAGTATGTACCTTTTTGAATAGTATATGTATCTTCTACATTTTTATTCATTTCTTCACATAAACCTATTAAATCATCTCTATACTTTATCATTTTTGGTGTTGTTGGTTTTAAAGTATCTAAACTTTCTAATAACAAAGATGTTAAACAGAATAGCTTATGCATTTCTACGTTCTTTAGTTTTGGGTTCATAAAAATTTTAGTTTAAACAATTTATTTGTATCTCTGCTAATATCTATACTTAAAAATGTTTTTTGTTTAATTGCACTTTCAAGATACTTTATGCAAATATATCGTTGTTTTTCATAATTTTCACTATCTTTCTTAGAATCATTAAAATCATTGAAGTGTACAATAAAGTTTTTATAATCATCTTCTAATTGCTTATATGCAATGTAATGTTCGGTTGATAAAAATTTGTCTTTCATAATACGTGAGATATGTTAATATTATTATTTATTGTGTGATAGTTTAACCACTTATCGTCTATTCCGCTTAATTTAAAATTTATTTTATTAATAGTTTCAACAACTTTTGAATAATATTTTAATTCGTGTTTTATTTTATTACAAGCATACATAACCGTTGAATGGTCACGATTAATAGAGTTTCCTATATAAGAATAAGTAAAACTACATTTTTTATGTGAAACATAGAAATATAAATGTCTTGCAAACACTATATCTTTTAATCTACTGCTTCCTTTCATATCTTCTTCTGATATATTTGTAACATAAGTTACTGCTTTTAAAATTTCGTTTAATTCCATAATTTAAAAATTTGGTTTATTTTTTGGTGATTCTGTAATTTGATTATCTAAAGTTAAAGTATAAGGAAGCCAATCTTTATCAACTGAAATTCCAAATGCTTCCCATTTTTTACCTCGACCTCTTTGACAAGTAACACTTGAGAAACTTCCTTCATCTTTAATAATAACAACCGTTTCACATTTTTGTTGTAAAATAGTTCCTAAATGACCTCTTGCTTTGTCTTGTCCTGGATTAAGGTGTAGCACTCCTGTTATGTGAGCTTTACTTAATGTTGAGTATTTCATTAATGACTGAGTAAATTCTGTTGATTCAACTAAATCATTAAAATTGTCAAGCATATCAACATAACCATCAATAGAAACTACTCCTAATTTATTTCTATATTCACTTTCCATAAACAGCCATTTAAGATAATCACGTCTAATTTTAGCATTGTGTTCACGTAAGTTTATTGCAATGTAGTTATCAGGTATAACAGGACTTTGTGGTGTTCCGTACATTTTACATATTCTATCAGCACCTAATCGTGAATAGTAGGAATCTTGCTCCGTGTCCAGGTCTATAATGTATTTATCTCTAAGATTATGACCTTTAATATCTGAAGAATAGTTTACGCTGTTACCATCAAAACAACAACCTAATAATAAAGATTTTAGCCAAGATTTACGTGCTTTTTCTTCACCTTTAATCATCGAAATGTTACCAAAAGTACCAAAAATCAAATGATTAAATTCACCATTGTAAGCTATATCATCATACCCTATTGAGATTGCTAATTTCGGTTTAGTTACTTTACTTTTTAAATCAAGTGTTGATAGTTTATGTATCTCACTAAAGTCAGTATCAAAACTATCTAATGCCTGTTTAAGCTGTACCGTTGGTATATCTATTTTAAATTCCATATTAAAATAATTTAGTTTGGTTAGTGTGATTAGTTATTCTTTTTAAAGCAGAATTATAATAATCAATATCAAGTTCACAAGCTGTTAAATCAAATCCGTAATCGTGACAAGCTATTGCGATTGAACCTGAGCCTAAGTGAGTGTCGAGTATTTTGTCTCCAGCTTTTGCGTATTTGTCTAAAAGCCATTTGTAAAGCTTAATAGGCTTTTGTGTAGGGTGTATTTTTCCATCTTTTGGAACTGAATATTTAAAAATTTTTGCTAATTTATCAAAAGAAGTCCAAGCTAATTCAGCCATTGCTAAAGTAAAATCATCACTTATACATTTATCCCATACAATAAAACATCTTGTAGGTGGTAAATCAAAATAATTACCCCCCCATATAATTTGATTTTTAGAAATTCTAAACAATTCTTTAAAGTATTCTTTTTCAGGCACACAATCCCATCCTTTTTCCACAACTTCATTAAATTGCATTTTACCACTATTTCCACCTTTAAATTTATCCCCTATCCCATAAGGCGGATCAACAATAGCCAAATCAAAATAACCATCAGGGTATCTTTTCATTAACTCCATATTATCTTCGTTAGTTATATTTAGCATTATGGTAAGTTTTTATATTTGTTAATAAACTCTGTGATGTTATTATTTAATGAAATAAATACCTTATCTTCTTTTAATATTCCTTCAAAGTAATCCATTATCATTTTATCTTTTAAAAGTTCGTTTTCTAATTCACGTTCTTTGTCAGTTAATAATGCTGGATGCTTTTCAGTTATTCCTAATTCAGCAATATATTTATTCATTAATACATCGTTTACTTCTTGCGTAAACTTTTCATAGTAAAATTCTATTGGGTGTTTTAAATAATCGTGCATT